TTATTACAATAATCTGTAAATCTAATTCATTATTATAAATAATCTGTAAATCTAATTCATTATTACAATAATCTGTAAATCTAATTCATTATTACAAATAATCTGTAAATAATAATTTAATTATTACAATAATCTGTAAATCTAATTCATTATTATAAATAATCTGTAAATCTAATTCATTATTACAATAATCTGTAAATAATAATTTAATTATTACAAAAATAATTTATTATAAATAATCTGTAAATCTAATTCATTATTATAAATAATCTGTAAATCTAATTCATTATTACAAAAATCTGTAAATAATAATTTAATTATTACAATAATCTGTAAATTTAATTCATTATTACAAAAATCTGTAAATCTAATTAAATTATTACAAAAATAATTTATTACAAATAATCTGTAAATAATAATTTATTATTATAAATAATCTGTAAATCTAATTTATTTATAATTTAATTTTCAGTAATTCTAAATATATATAACATACCATCCATATTAATTAATAGATCATATATACCATTTGAAGAATTAGTTATTGTTAATATATTATTTACTAAAGTTATATTTGTATTTGTAATTTCATTTATTAATTCATATGTATTCGCAAACTTATAATTAAACAAATTAATTTCCTTTGTTTCACCTTGTTCAATTATAATTGAATCTGATATATTTTGTATTGTATTAGTTGTTAATGTATTTTTTACTAAAGATAATGTATTGTGACTTGTTCCATAATAATTATTTACAAAAATATTATACTCATAATTAGTTGTAGTTATTTCAGAGTTTAATATTTGTAATATATTTGTATTATGATCATATTTAATAAATGGATTTTGATCATCAATTAAATTAATTTTAAAATACATACCTGTATGATTAACACATATACCATAATATGTTCCAATTTCAGCATTATCTGTATTCCATAATATTTTACCATTAATTAAACCTCTATTAACATAATAATTACCTTCATATGTTATTTCATCACCTTGCAATCTATTTGTATCATTCATAATACGTTGTGGATTTGTATCACTTTTAACAATTACAAATGGATGTGATGAACTCGCATTTATATTAAATTCTATTATATTTGAACTCTCAATTGTTATCGTTTTTTCATATAAATCATTTGTTATACTATCATCAAATGTTGTATTTGTCTGATCAATACCTGATATATAATAATTATGACCCGAATCGGTTTCTTTTAAATCAATTGTAAAAATAATATTTTTATTTGTTACTTCATCAAAAACATTAGAAAAATATGTATAATCATTATCCAAATCTAATAAATAATGTTCTTTATTTATTAATGAAGGTCTATTTACATTACTTTCTACTATTTCTATTATAAAATTACTTGTTGTTATTGAATCTTTTAATTCTACCAAATATCCTATATTTCTATATCTTGGATAAATATACAAATATCCATCATCTATTAATAAATTCTTATTAAAACTTATTGATGAACTTATATCTATATTTGAATTCTCAAATATATTATTCAAACCAAACTTAAATAATCCTGCACTTAAACTTACCTTCGCATTCGTATTTATTTCTTCATTTTCATTTATACTTAATACCCAATCACTTGTTCCTGAACTATTTATTGCAGATACAGTTAAATCATAATTAATACCTAAATTACTATTATAAACATTAACGATTTTAGTTTCCGTATTTAAATCGATATTATTAAAGAATGAATTAATATTAATTAATTCAATATCATTCTGTAATGATTTATTATTATCAAATTGATAACTTTTAAATAAATTTATAATTGTAGTATTATCTTCTGGTGATAATTCATCATTAAATATAATTAGATCTGCTAAAGCCCAATCGGAGTTTTTCGATTTATTAATATATAAATAATCAAAAGTTTTAGGATTACTAGTTAATGATTGAACATTTTGATTTGTAGGATACATTTTAATATTATTGGGTGATGCTAAAGAATTATTATAAATTATCGTTAACCATTCATTAGGATTATCCAAACCAGTTATATTATTTAAACCAACCCCATCAATCCGAACAAATCCACAAGTTCCGTTCCAATGCCCTATAAATGATGTATCATCCCCCAATATTGTTCCTTTATTTGTTCCATTATATTTCAATAAAGCACATATAGAATATTCTGCAATATTTGGCATCTTAAATCTCATAACTGTATCTTTATCACCATAAATATATGATATATCATTTTCAATTTTATTATATACATTACCTTCTAATACTTCCAAATTAAAATCATTATTTAATATTGAATTCGGTATTATTTGATTATATTTATTGAAATTCTTTGAATGATACCGTGAATATACATTCTTTGTAATAAATATATCATTCATAATTTCAATATTGCTATTTAATTCAGTATTATATATGACATTATAATCATATGTTAAATATTTACCACTAAATATTGTATCTATATCTATATTATAATTTTCAATATTATCTAAATTTATTGACATATTACTTAATAATATTATAGGAGCTGATGGTAATACTTCATCAACAGTAACATTCCAAGATATAGTTTGTGCAATATTTTTAGCTTGTATTTCTAATGTATAATTAATACCTCGTTGATCTTCTAATACATATAATTTATCATTAGATAAATATGAATCATAAGCATTACCTATTAAAGAATATTGTAAATCTATACCAGTAAATACAGAATTAAGATCATATATTAATGTTTGATTACTATTAATTGTTAAATCCAATATATCATTAAAGATCTTAATTGGTGGTGATGGCATTTCAATAATTGTTAAAGTCCAAAACAATGTTTTATTTTCTTGTCCTTCAACTAAATTTTCAACAGTTTGTGTTCCACTCCATATCAAATCATATGTAGTATTTCTGAAATTTCCAGATATTTCATATATTTGTTGATCCGCATTCTTTAATACAACATTAAAGAAATCTGAATTTTGTGTTAATTCAAATTCGGTAAATGATGGACCTTTAAATTTATCCATTATATTTATCGTTTTTACATTATCATCCAATATTATTGTCATATTTGATTCAACATAAGCATCCAATATCTCATCTATCTCTGTTATCTCAAATTTTATTAAATTCTCCAATTCAAAACGTTTTATCTTTAAAATTACATCATACGTTAAACCTCTATAATTACCAGTTATCTCCAAACTATTTGTTATATTATTAATTGCAATATTACTATATGGATCACTTTCAATACTAAAATCAATATAATTTGTTAATATATATTTACGTAAATCTATTGATTGTAATTTATCATTATATAATGTAATATATACAACATCAATATTTGATGATAATGATCTTCTTATTAAATCATCATTTAATTCAATATTTATATTTGAAAATAAATTTTCATTTAAATTATAATTAGCTATTATATCATCTATATTTGAATTTACAAATATATTACTCATTTCTACTATATTCAATGCTGAATTACGTTCTGTTGTTGAATTAACTTTAATTATAAATTTAATAGATCCTAATAAAACCTCAGTTATTGTTATATCTGTTGTTGGAATATTCAATAAACGACTTAATCCTGATATCATATCACTTGATATACCTGTAAATTGACTTGTTCCAGACGCACCTATAATTGAATAATCCATTTCTACAGTTATCGTAAATGTTTCATTACCATAACTATAACGAATACCAGTATCAATATTATCTAAACTAAATGTAGTTATACCAATCTTTAATTTATCAGTAGTATAATTACCTATAAAGTTTTGAATATATTCTTTAATACTCTTTTGTGTTGGTATTATATTACAACTATTTAAAGTTAATTCGGAATCATTTGATACTTCAATTAATTTTACATTTTCACCATCTTCAAATATTGGTATATGATTATTTATACCATATTGATCTGATAGTGATTGTAATCTTGCATTATATCCTTGAATATGTTTTCCTATCGTTAAACCAAGATTTTCACGTGCATCTATTGTATTATTTGCACCTGTTCCACCATTATTAATTTGTAAAATATCTGTTGTATTTGTTCTCATATTAATATCATCACTTGTTTTTACATATCTTTCGTATAATTTGTTATCAGTAATATCACCTGCTAATAAATTATTTGTAATTGAACCATCTTTTAATCTTAACCTTTCATATAAATTTGATGATTCAGTATCTATATACGTTTTTACACTATGTTGTGTAGGTATTGCAGTTATACTATCACTTTCTAAATTAGATTCATTTAAGAAATCTACTGTTCCTGAATAAAATTCATCTAAAAATATCGGAATTTTATTACTATTCATTGTTAATTGTCCTAATGATTGCAATGTATAGGGTTCAAAATATATAGCAATATCATTATAAATATTTATAATATCTTCCGTATCTAAACTTTTATTATATATACGAATATCATCTAAATTACCTTTATAAAATATATAATCTTCATTATTTGAAGGTATATAACCTATATTTAATTTATTGTTTAAGTTTGCATTTATTAAAAAATCAATATTTTCTTCTATTAAATTTGAAGTTGTTCCATTTTTATAATAATAAATTGTCGTTGAATCATCTACATTTTTACTAAAACGAATTATATGATGATTCCATTCATTTAAATTAAATGTTATATTTTTATTTGCTGTTATATCATTTCCATTCACAATTATATTTAATTTTGTATTATAATAAATTGAAAAATTATTCATTACATCATTTCCAAATAATATTAAATTTTTAGTTGATGTTTCAATATTATTTGTCCAAAATGATAAACTAAAACCACCATTATTTAACCAATAATCATATAATAATACATCTTTCGATGATTTTAAATATTGTCCAGCATTTTCGAATTTTATAGAATTTTTACCATTAATTTTATTCACTTTATCTATTAATATATTACAATCATTTGTATTATAATTAATTAAATCTAAATTATTTTTACTAATTGAGTGATCTTCACCCAATATATATTTATTATCAAAATTATACCAACCTATTAAACTTTCATCTTTACCACTATTATAATTTTCTTTATTTACACTTAAAATATAATTTAATGATAGAAAATTTATATCAACATAGTCCTTCGAATAATATGTCTTCTTTATATAATCATTCTCTATTACTCCTGATACTTTCAAATTACCATTTATCTCTAATACCTCAGTTGGATTACTTATTCCTATACCTATCTTACCATCACTCTTTATTATCATTCTTTCAACATTTGATGTATAAAATTCCAATTCATTATTATCTTCATTTGGAGTTCTTTCCGCTCTTACAAATGTATCCTGATTCACATCTTTTATTCCACCTAAACTTCCCCACGCATTACCCGCACCATATCCTTCAAATTGATCTAATTCACTATTATATCGTATTATACCTTTCTCTAAATATGTTGGTCTTTCACTTACTGTTCCTTTCGGTATTAATAAACCATCACTTGTATTTATACTAAAAGATACCTTTGGATCATCGTTCTTTATACCTATGTTTCCACCATCTTTTATGTGAAATACTGAATTACTATCATCTTGTATTTCTATTATCGATTGTGCTCCCAGTTGATTTAATTTTAATGCAGGTCCTGTTCCATCATTCGTTATTATCAATTGCTCCGTTGTTGATGTATCTGTATCTATAATACGTTGAACACCATTTACTATTAAATCACCTTCAATACGAGTTGTTCCACTTATATGTAAATTATGTGTAGGATTTGAAACATTTATACCTATTTTTCCATCATCTTTAATTATCATTCTCTCAACATTTGATGTATAAAATTCTAATTCATTATTATCAACATTCGGTGTTCTTTCTGCTCTTACAAATGTATCTTTATTTATATCTATTGTTCCACCTAATGAACTCCACGCATTACCTGAACCATAACCTTCAAATTGATCTAATTCACTATTATATCGAATTAAACCACGATCATTTGCATTTAAATTTGTTGGACGATCATTTACATTTCCTTTTGGTATTCGAATTGCATCCGTTTTTACTATATCTAAACTAACCTTAGGATCATCTGTTCCTATACCTATATTCGAATAATTATTATCTAAAAATAATTTATTATTATTCACTTTCCAAGATTCTATTATTGATTCATATTCATAATCCTCTCGTATATTACGAAATATATATTCTATTGTATTATTCGTATCTGTTAGAGTCTTCACATATTCTTCCATTTCAAATAATGTTACATTTGATAATTCAGTATTATCAGTAAATGTAAGAATATCATTTAATGATCCACCATTATTAATAATTATTTGTGGTAATTCATTTGTTTTACGTTTTCTAAAATAAACATTATCATTATATATTGATAAATGGTGTTTATCTCCTAACCAAATACCTTTTTCAGAAATAAACATATTTTTAAATTTTTTCCCTGTTGAACCCATATTTAAATCAACATTTGATTCCGGTATTATATCACGATTTACATTTATACTATTTGTTGATACGTTCAATAAATTAATGTCTTTATAGATATGAAATAAACCTTCAGGGTTTGAAGTTCCTATACCTATCTTACCATCACTCTTTATTATCATTCTTTCAACATTTGACGTATAAAATTCCAATTCATTGTTATCAGCATTTGGACTTGCTTCTGCTCTTACAAATGTATCTTTATCTATATCTATTGTTCCACCTAATGATCCCCATACATTACCTGCACCATAACCTTCAAATTGTTTTAATTCATTATTATAACGAATTGTTCCCAATTTAACATTGGTTGGACGATCATTTGTAGTTCCTGTCGGTATCTTTATACCATCTGTTTGATTAATATCTAATGATACACTTGGATTTTCTTCATTTATACCTAATCGATTTATAATATTTACTATTTTATTTTCATCACCTAGTGTTAATATATTACAATTATAAGTTGCTTTAATTTCATTTGTTGTTAATATAGGCGTTTCAATATTATTTAATACACGAAATTGACTCTTAATATTATCATTTAATAGATTTGTAGTTGCATTATATTTATTATCACTAACTGCAATATTTTTATTATTTAAATCTATATGTAATAAATTATTAATACTACTTGTATAATTTATTAGCATTATTTATTAAAATAATATATTTTTTAGTATCCTAAACACACTATTACATTAATTAAAAAATAAATAGGTTTAATTATTTATATTTTTAGTTGCTATAAAATAATTAAATATTTTAAGTTTTTATAAAAATTATATATTCTTTATAACATCTTGTTCTAGAAATTATAATTATTTATATATATAATATGATTATTTATCTGCAATTTATAACTTTTTACAATATAATTATCTATAAAATCATACAATATAAAATTAAATCTTTATATACTTTTAACCACCAGTTATAATTATTACATAAAATTAATATATTTTATAAAAAAAATGCAATCATATTATTTAACAGGTTATCTTTCTGTTTCTTCCAATTATCCATCTCATTTAAAAAAAATATACAAGATATATAATGATATTGTTTATAATACTGATTATATATTAGGCTTTATCGATGCTATTGGTATATTTAAAGATGATTACTTGCTATTAGACATCACATACCATAAAGAATTATTAAAATATATTAATCCTAAATATGAAATTATTAATGATAATGTTATTAAATTCAGTAACAGCAATTATTTAGATTTTATTGGTGATCTTTATACTAAATCTACCGAAAAATTATACATTAATAGATTATTAATTAATAAAATTAATATACAATTCATCAAAATTAATGAAAATGCTATTCAACCATTTAAACATAATTTTTCAGATGCTGGTTATAATATATCAATCATCAAACAACATAAAATTATAAATACTAATATCATTATGTATGATACTGGATTACAATTAAAAATACCTAATGGTTATTTTGCTGAAATTATTCCTCATCAATCAATTTTAAAACTTGGATATAAATTTACTAATACAATTATTATCAATTCTAATTATAATAATAATATATATATTTATTTAACAAAATTTGAACAAAATGCAATGGATATTGAATTTCCATTTAATTGTTGTCAATTAATTTTTAGAAAACAAGAATTTGCTGATTTTATAGAAATCACTTAATTATTATAAATATAATAAAATGGAATCAATTAGCATTATTGTTATTTTACTATGGGTAGCTATCTTTGGTATATGTGATACTATTATAAATCAATTTACTTGTTTTTATTATAAAATTATAGCCTATATGATAATTGGAATTATAGCAATTTTAATATTAAAATTAAATAAAAATAATTATACGTTAGTTTTATGAACAAGATTTTGGTGGCATTCCATGATGATAATATTGATCTAAACTTGATTCTATATCCATCGGTTTAAACATTGGTTTATAATTAATATTATCCGCCGGTGGAAAATGTTTATCTTGATCATCTAATTTTTCTATACACGGTATATGATTCTGTTTAAATAACTCCTTCGTGTTCGTTGGAACATTATTAAATGGCTGAATACTCTTATAATCTTGAGGATTCGCATTACAACCTGCAAACCACGGAATAAAACGATTTATACCTGTTCCACGTAAATTACACGCATTATTTGATATACGAGTATCTTCAGTATAATTACCGCAATTTTCACTTATTCCTTTTATATTACAACCAGTCTTTTTATAACTTCCTGGTAAATATTTATCCGTCTCACAATGCGTATTTTTATAATTTAATCCACGTAATTCACTATCATCATTCACATTTGTTCCTGCCGGACAAGTTGCATATCCATATTTTTGATATCTTAAATATGGATCAGGTGTTATATCTTGAGAACAATCATTCGGATCATTACAAGGGGTATTAATATGATATAATCCTGGACCCATCGATTTTTTTATTTGTTCATCATAACTACAATAATCTTGCCTAATATTAGTTTGCATTTTACTTATATATTATAAGAAAAAATATATTATTCAATAAATGAAATATTTATTGTTAAAACATAATGATTATTTATCAGATTCTATGATTTCTTATATTCAAAAAACTAGACTTGTATATTATAAAGAATATCAACATTTTACATTATTTGGTTACTCTTTAAAAAAAAATAGTAATTATATATTATGTGGAAAACGTATCCAAAAACTCTATCAAGATCTACTCATTGATTTTAATATTCAACTTAAACATTTAAAAATTGTTATCATTGATTCACCACAACATAGACAATTTATAGATCATGAATTCTTTATTAACGGAGGGTTTACTTATTTAAATAATAACATTATTTACGTTTATCGTAATGATGAAATGTTAAAAGTAGTTTTACACGAAGTTATTCATCATGCTTTTTATTTTAAAGATTTTGATGTATTCTTAGGCGATCCTATAAGATCTAAAGTTATTATTAATTTTAATGAAGCTCTTGTTGAATTTTTAGCAACCTTATACCAAATTAAATACACTAAAACCAATATTAAAAATGAATTAAAACATTCCTTAAAAAATGTTAAATATGTTTTAGGTATGCCCAATATCACATTTAAAACACAAATATATTCTTATATCGTCATTAAACACCTATTATTAAAAAAATATAAATTAATATTCAAATTAATACAAAATAAACAATATGATAAAATATATCAATATGTTTATAATACAAAAATTAATATAAAACCTATTAAACCCAAAAAACAAAAATTAATCTTCGTATCAGTCAGCTATTTATAACCACAACGAGTATTACTTATATAATTTGAATAAGGTAAAGGAACTGATTTATATGCTATTGTTTGACACGCATTTAAATGTAATGGTTTCGTATTAATTGGATTGGTTTTATCATTATAAATAAAACCATCATCTGATGGAGTATATACAGATCCACAACATTTTGATATATACCTTGTTTGATTTCTTAAATCTGATTCCAAATCAATTACATCACCCTTTATATGACTTACATTATTACCAGCTGTCCAACCCAATTGATGCCTACAAGGTTTCGCATTTTCATAATTATTTATATTTAATACATATCCTAATATACCTACATTCCTATTTAATTCGTTTTTATAACTACAATTATCATATTTTGAACGGTTAAAAGACATTTTATTTATTTAAAGATATTTTCTTTTCGTAATATTCTTTTATTATATCCTTTGAATTATCTTTTGATCTTACTTTACTATACAATGATAATTGTATTTCATCTAATTCCTTAATATTATTCAAAACCTTTTGAATATCAGATCTACTATATTCAATATCCTTCTTTAATAAACGCTTTAATTCCAATATTAAGTATTCTTTCATATTTACTTCATTATTTTTCGTTATCATTTTTATATTATTAACGCTTTTTCGTGACCAACACGCAAATTAGGTAAAACATTTATTTCAAATCCTTCTTTTGTTAAATTCCTACAAAATGATACATCTTCAGAACATATTTCTCTTATTAATTTACCATCTATCCCTTTAAATTCCTGCAATTCTGTATGAAAATAAGGATAACTTAAACTATCTATCGCCGTTTTTGTTAATGCCATAAATCCCATCCCACAATATGCTACACTTAAATATTTTTCTTCTTTACATTTATCTATATCTTCCTGTTGCAAATATTTAAAAGATCCTGTCTTTTTAAAATAATTAATATCCCATTCTTTAACTATCGCTAAATTCTTCAAATCACTCATCCTATAATAACCAGATACTATATCTTTTTCATTTGTAGCTTCAATTAAATCTATCAAATTTTGTGCTGTAAATACTATATCCGAATCAATTGTAACAAATATATCAAAATTCATACCATCAAAAGCTTTTTGATCTATCCCACGTAAATTACTTAATCCCAATGTTTGCATTCGGGCAAATGAAACAAAACTTGATATACCTGGAGATACTACAATATCATATTTATTCATTTCCCATAATGTATTTAAACTACTTGTCCAAGATACTATAAATTTTGATGAAAAACTATTACCCGGTAATCCTATAACTACTTTCTTTTTTTTTATTTCTTCTTCCATCTTTTTTATACCTTCTTCCATTTTTTTTATTGTTATAGTATATTCTTATATATTTATTTTACAAAATCTTTTATTGATGATTTCTTTGGAATTGACGATTCCTTTGGAATTGGTGATTCAAAATTACTAACATCTTGGGTTTTTGTTGAAGATTTATATGAGGTTGCTGTTTGTTTTGGAGTATCACTTGATATATTATCAATATCTGTTGATTTATTATTTGCGATATTTGATGTATCAATTGTTGATCCTGTAGATTGTTTAGATTGTATAGATTGCATTGGTTCTGTAGATTGTATAGATTGCATTGGTTTTGTAGATTGTATAGATTGCATTGGTTCTGTAGATTGTCCTGGTTGCATTGATTGTATAGGTTGTCCTGGTTGCATTGGTTCTGTAGATTGTATAGATTTCATTGGTTCTGTAGATTGTATAGATTGCATTGGTTCTGTAGATTGTCCTGGTTGCATTGATTGTATAGGTTGTCCTGGTTGCATTGGTTGCATTGGTTGTCCAATATTTTCTGTCATTCCATATTGATCAATTGGTTGTGAATCTGGTGATTCACTAGTTAATATATAAATTATAATAATAATTATAATTATAAAAATTATAACTGCTAAAATAATTAATGGTATAAATGCGGGTGAATCAGTTACTGATGAATCATCTTTTTTATCAGTATCTTCATTTGTAGATTCAGTTGTATCTTCATTTGTATTTTCGTTATCAAACTTTTCTATTAATCCTTTAAATCGTTCTTTATACATAATTTTATTTATTATACACATATTATTGTTTCAATGGTTTAATAACTTCTATACGGTTGATTCATCGGTTGATTCATCGGTTGATTCACCGGTTGATTTATCGGTTGATTGTATGTATATAAACTAGGTGTAAATGCAATTATTACTATAAAAAATATTATTATAATTGATACTAAAAATATCAAAAGATATATCTTATATGGCGATTTTAATAAATTAAAATCATCTTCTACAGAATCTACAGGTTCTTCATCTTCTATAGGTTCTTCATCTTCTATAGGTTCTTCATCTTCTATAGGTTCTTCATCTTCTATAGGATCTACAGAATCTATAGATTCTACAGGATCTACAGGATCTTCAGAATCTACAGGATCTTCAGAATCTACAGGATCTACAGGATCTACAGGATCTACAGGATCTACAGGATCTATAGGATCTTCATCTTCTACAGAATCTTCAAATTTTTCAATTGAAGGATTTTTTAAATGTTGTTTATAAATCTTTTTAAATCGTTCAAGCATTTTAATATTGTATTAGAAAAGTAAAATGTATATAGATAATCCAAAAATAAATATTGAAATATATGAATGGAAATCTTTAACGAATAAAAAAAAACATATAATAAGTGATATATACCAAGATGATCAAATTGATATAGCAGTTAAAAAAATACTAAATCACTTACAATATAATAATATATATATATGGATAGATAACGAAATAATAGAATTTAATATATCAGAAGAATTAAATAATATTAATCCTTTTTTATATGATCATACAAATGGTCCTAAAAAAAAATTAATATTCACAGATAAACAAGGATTATTCATATATTCTAAAATTAATCTTGTTAATATTGAAACATTTAAAGATAATAAAGAAATATTAAATGTATTTTTTAAATATAAAAGACCACAAATCAATATTAATGAAAAAACACTAAATGATCTTTATAATCAAACAGAAACAAACACTATACAATCTGCTATAATAACTTTTTATGAATTTGATACAACAATAAAATTAGATAAAACTTTAAAATATTATTATCGTAATAATACATATGATTATGATATTTTATTTTGGGTATATGATAATTATAATAAACATATAACTGTTAAAAATACTAAGAATTATAGTGATATTATTAAAGATCTAAATAATACCATATATGATAATGAACAACTTATTATTATAAAATATTTTCCAGATTCTTTAAAATACTATTATAAAATAAGTATTAATTATAATGGTTATATTAATGTTAAATTTTATTTAGGTAATAAATCAAAATATTCAATTGAAAAAGTATTGAAATTAAAATCAGAAATAACAAAGATATTTAAAGATATTAGCGAATTTAATGATGTTTCATTACGATCACAATTAAGTTTAAAAGCAAATAATTTTTCAAAAGAATTATTTATTAAAAATAGTTCTAAAATATATAATTTTATAAATACACAAGATAATTTTTATATTTATAATAGAACCTCAAATAATACACAAAGTTATGATATTACCACTTATATTAAAGAATTATATAACACTTTTAAACCTACACCTGAAGAAATAGTTTCAATATTATTACCACAAATTGATAAAAAAGAATTATCAACAAAAGAATTATTAATATTAGTAAATAATGTTATCAGCGACGAAGAAATTAATTTAACTAAAACAAAAAAAATCTATTTTACACAAAAAACATTTTTTACAATTAATAAAACCGATAGTTATAAAATAACCATTTCTGTAAATAATATAAAATCAATCTTAGAATTAAGTTATTTCAATTTTTGGTTATCTAAAATTACTTATAATAATTCTAAACAACTTAAGAAACCTGATAAAAAACAAATATCATCATCATCATCATCTTCTTCAAAAGTAATAAGTGATATTTCTGATAATTCATTAAAATCATTTGATTCTAATGAATCATTAAGTGGTGGAGTACCTGATAAAAATACAAAAATTAGACAACTTAATACACTTAAAATATTAGATCCTGATCTATTTAATGAATCTTACAATACAAAAACATACGCACAAACTTGCCAAGGAAATCGACAACCTATGGGTTTAACAAATGAAAAATTTGAAAAATATAAACAAAATGTTGATAATCATTTAGTTATTAATAAAAATACTTACTTTTGCCCCAGATATTGGTGCCCTATTAGTGAAAAACCTATTATTGATAAAAATAAAGATACTTGTGATAATCCAGATGAAATCCCGATAGATATTTATTCAACGAAAGCAGGAACATTTAATAAACCGGATGAACCACGTTTTGTAGCATATTATAATGAAAATTATTTGAAACCCTGTTGTTATATTAAAAATAAACAAGTCATTATTAAAGAAGAAATACCTAATCCACCTACAATTTCTAATAAATCAAAAATTGATAAAACAATTGATAAAACAATTGATAATAATAGTGCAAGTAATACACATATTTATACTGTATATAATAGAGAAATTCCTAATAAACGTTATGGAATATTACCGTCATCTATATTAGAAATAATTGATGATAATTCAGCCGGTTTAGTATGTTCTAAAAAATTAAAATCAAAATTATGTTCCTTTAGAACCGGAATACCAAATAAAAATAAAGATCTAATGGATATATTAACATTTTTATTAAATTATGATAATCGTGAAGATCTAGTTAAAGCAATATACAATAAATTAGATTTAGTTAAATTTATATCACTTGAAAATGGTTATATAGCACGCGAATTTATGAAACTTGCAATTTATAAAAATCAACGTAAAATAAGTCAAAAAATATTTAAACGTAATTTTGATATCAAAATTAATGAAAAATCTTTAAAAAATATTCAATTCGCTTTTAATGAATTTATAGATTATTTAAGACACCAAAAAGTATTAAATCCACATTATTTATACTCTGTTATCGCTTTAACATTAAATTATAATTTATATATATGGAAATCTAAAAATGAAAATAATTTTACATTTGTATTACCATTATATGTAAGTTATAATGATATTAAATTATTATCCGGAACAGAAAAAGCAATTAATATATTCTTTAATTCAGAAATTAATATGTTTGAACCTATTGTATTAAAATCAACCAATAATATTAAATATACTTTTGATTTTACTACAAAAAATATTAATTTAGAAAATGAATCTTCAATTGATTTTACTATATTAGATAAAATCTTAGAATATATTACTTTAAATAAATTTGGTTATAAAATAAAAATTGTTTTATTAAATAGTAATTTAACCGTAAATCATTTTGTATTAGACAATAATGCTATCATAAAATGTAAATTAATAGAACCAATCTTATTAAATAAATTATTTGAAATTATAGAATGTAGAGAAATACAATTATATGATGAATTTATGTATCAAGATTTTGAAAAAAATTATAATCTCACTAATATTACTGGTTTTGAAATTATACATAATAATCTAAAACAACAATTATTTAATAATACCATTATAACTTATAATAAAAATGTTCAATTAACTTCAGAAAAAAATAATATACTCACAGATGTTGATCATATTTATAAAAATAATATAACAGATTCTATCTTTCAAAATGAAATTGAAAATCATAAAAATATTAATGATTGGTATAATTCTTTTGATTTTAATAATACTTTTATGACCGATAAAATTACTTACAATAAAGGAAATTATTCTTTTAGTAATAAAGCAATAAATCAATATATTACATTTTTTGATAATAAATATAAAACAAATATTATTAATAATGATCTCAATACTATTACACAAAGTAATAGTATAATACCCGATCTTAATACTATTGATTTTACTAAAGGTAATATTCAAAAACTACCAAGTAAATGGAATAGTTATAATTTTTATTATGTTAATAGTAATAATTATACAAATAATAGTATTTTTGAATTTATAATAAATATAATGCAAATAGATAAAACAGATGATATTAAAAAATTAGGAATTGATAATATTAAAAAAGCATTTGGATCATATGATGGTTTTATTTTATTATGTTATTTAATAAATTATAAAACTATCATATGTAATGATTTAAAAGTCTCATTAAATACACAAATACAAATTATTTATGATAAGTTTTATAAATTAAATAATATTAAAAAAGAAGAGTTTATTAATAATATTATTCCTAAATTTGAAACATCCGAAATACATTTATATTCAATTGCTGAATTACTTGACATTGTTATTATTGTTATACATCATAGAACTTATGCTTTATTAAATAAATCTACAGAAAAACCAAAACGTAATAGTATTGAAGATATAGGAGAATCTTGTAGTCTGTTTATTAATAATAAATTGAAAAATAGTAATTATGATAAATATCCATTAATTATTATATATTCGGACGAAAAACGTTTATATTTTGTTGATAAACAATATTATAAAGAAATTATTAAAGCACCCAATAATATTAAAGAAATTATTAAGTATAAACTTAAAACCTTAAAAAAAACAATATAAAAGATTATTATTACATTATATATATACAATGTCAGAAATTGTTGAAGATACTCTTGAAGAAAGAACACCTACCGAAGAAGAATTAGATGATTTTAAAAACAAAATGGCTGAATGGTTAAAAATGGATGAACAAATTAATAAATTATCTATTGCTATGCGAGAAAGACGTAAATTACAAAATGCTTTATCCGGTTATATTAAAGACTTTATGTTCAAATTTAATTATCATGATGTTTCTATTAATAATGCTAAAATTAAAGCAAGACAACGTGAATCTTTAGTTCCTTTAAAAGTTAATGATATTAAAGCTAAAATGATTGAATATAAAGATCTTAGTGGTGAAGATCTTATTAACAAAATATTTGAAAATCGTGAAAAGAAAATTGTCAATACTGTTAAACGTATTGTTCCTAAAATTAAACATTTAGAATTATAATTATCTTTCAATTATTTAAAAATGCTTTCTTTATCTACAGGTGATTTAATTTCCATTAATCGTAGTTGCTTAACTGCTACTGGTATTTCTGTTGCTTTATATTCTTATGCTAGTAAATATGAATCTAACACTAGAAAAGCTGGTATTATTAAAGATGTTGCAATTGTTCTAATGATTTATACACTTATTTGTTTAATATCATTTAATGGTATCGCCATTATGACAAAAAATACTGATATTACTATCATAGCTTATGCGGTTTTTACTATTATTATGTTAAGTATTGCTATCTTTATGATCTATACAAATCTAAACTAATGTTAAAATACTTGCACAACCTTCCGATAAACTATCTAATGCTTTATCCGTTATATTATAATTCTTTATTAAATAAAATATTGTTAAATATTCTATTTTTGTTATTTTTTTACGATCAATTACAGATTTTATTATTAATTTCATATCATCTTCTGATAATCTTCCATCTCCACGACCCTTTATTTGTTCATCTGCTATATCTAAAATAGCTTTATCATATTTTATACCATCAATTTCTTTATAATAACTCATTTATTTATATAAAAACATTTTTGTTATTGTAGTTTCCACACAAAATATATAATGTATTAGTGTTCCTAAAATTATTAAAATTATAAAAACCAATATTATATTTAATTTAAAATAATATCCAATTATTATTGCACCTATAAATGTTAATAATACATCCATTATTGCTATATCCATAAATCTATAAGAATGTATTCCTTCTTTTTCTTTACCAAATATATGTCTATAATCACATAAGAATGTCATTTTAATTTATATGTAGTTATAATATCTTTCAATTCATTCGGTTTTAATGCTATATTGTTTTTACTATCTTTCAAATAAATACCATACCTACCTACCACTATTTTTAATTCATCTTTATACTTTATCGGTAATTTTACCAAAAATGTTATATCACTCTTTAATAAATTTTTCTTATTAAGTTGTTTTAAATATCCTTCATAATTTATATATCTCTTATCACTTGTTAATATACATTTTCCATATCGAGTATTTATTATCTTTGGTTCTTCAATTATCGTGCGTTTAGGTGCGTTTAAAATTGATTCATCTATCGTTTTATTAAACTTATCCAATATCTTTTTATAATTTACTTTACCTTCTGCTACCAATTCTATCTGTTCTTCCATTATTTTTGTTGTTTCTGGATTTATTATATATGGGGCTACTTCATTCAAATATTCTACAATTTCTTTACCTATTTCGGTATTTCTTATCATTTTATTATTTCCTTTTGTATATAACTCTAATTCTACTTCTTTTTCGTTTATTTCATTATCTTTTATTTTGAAATATTCTTTCGCTTTTATTTGTTCCTTAGGATTACTACAATATTCTACATAATTCTTACTAAATAATGATGATACTATTGTAGCATATGTAGATGGTGTTCCTATTCCTTCATTTTCCATTAACTTTATAATTGTTGTATCATTATACAATGTTAATTTATTTACTGATGTTTCCGTATATACTTTCAATATCTTAAGTTTATTTGGAAATTTTAAAGTTTCTTTAGAAATCTCTTTTTTATCTAGTATTAAAAATCCATCAAACTTTAATACTTTTTTAATTGTTTTAAATATATCTTTATCATATTTTAATTCTATATTATATTGATCATATAACGCATAACTTAATTGACTCGCTAATGATCTTTTATAAATTAATTTATATATCTTATTTTGTATATCATCTTCGGTTAAACTTGTTTTATTAATATTTGTTATCCTTATACATTCATGCGCTCCTGGTTTAAAATTATAATTATTTGGATTTGAATATTTTTCACCATAATTTTCTAAAACATATTTCTTTGCTTGAAATTTAAATTGATTACTTACAGAATATGAAGATGTTCTATGATACGTAATATAACCCGATTCATACATCTTTTGTAAAATATCCATCGTCTGTTTGCTTGATAAACCAAAAGTATAACTGCAATCCATTTGTAATGTTGAAGTAATATACGGTGGTGGTGGTTTTTGTATAGAATCTGTAGTATTATAAGTTAAATTATAAAGTTTGTTAAAAACTATATTATCTATCTTTTCTTTATCACCTTCATACAATGTATTTAATAAGTTATTATCAAAATCACCTTTAATTTTATAAGTTATTTCGGGATTTGGATTATTTACATTATTTGTGTTTTTTACAATACACGTTAAGACAGGGGATTGCACTCTACCTGCTGATAATGTATTAATATTGAAAAATTCCCATAACAAGGGCGAGAGTTTGTAGCCGAATAGACGATCAGATAATCTTCTAGTTATTTGACAATTTACTTTATTATAATCAATTTTATGTTTATTTTTAATACCTTCCAAAACAGCGGATTTAGTAACTTCATTAAAAGTAATTCTGTATCTTTGCATATTTTTATCTAAAATTTTTGATATACT